CACCGGCGCGGACATGTCCGCTTACGCGATCGCGGACAACCGGACAGCGGAACTCGCTGAATGGGATGATGAGATTCTCAAAGCAACGCTAGAAGGACTCGATGACGCTTTGCGAGATGCTGCCGGTTTTGACCTCAAAGAACTTGATGAAATTTTGAAGGAACCGCAAGAAGTCACCGAAGACGAAGTACCAGAACCGCCAGTCGATCCGATCACAAAGCCGGGTGACCTGTGGATTCTCGGAGAGCATCGCTTGCTTTGCGGCGACTCGACAAAGGCCGAGGATGTCGAGCGACTGATGGATGGTGTTAAGGCGGACATGATGTTCACCGATCCGCCGTATGGGGTAAACTATGAAGGCGGGCATTTCCACAGCGGCGACGTAAAAATCAAACGCAAGCGTGAAAAGCTCGCGGATGACGACACGACCGCAATTTACCCCGCATTCCTGCCGGTCGCCTTGGCTGTCGTCGATGGTCCGTGTTATATGTGGTTCGCTGACTCAAAGGCGAGAGACGTCTACAACGCTGTCCACGACAACGCTTGCGAGGTTCATGCTCTTATCATTTGGCACAAGACGAACGCCACCTATGCGGCGATGAACGCACAATATAAGCAAAGGCACGAACCCTGCTTGTATTTCAAACCGAAAGGTTCAACGCTGCGATGGTGCGGAGAAACAAGCGAGGCGACGGTATGGAGCCAGGACCGCGACGGAATTAATGAGTTTCACCCGACGCAGAAACCGGTTGCGTTGGCAGCGAAGGCAATAGGAAACCACGAGGCTTCAAACGTGCTAGACATGTTTTGCGGATCAGGATCAACCCTTATCGCAGCCGAGCAACTGGGCCGCAAGTGCTACGGCATGGAGATCAGTAGTCAATATGTGGATGTTATTTGTAATCGCTGGGCGAAGCTGACTAATGAATCGCCGGTGCTAGAGGGGACTGGTGAAACGTTTGACCAAGTCGCCAAAAGGAGACGTGGCAATGAGTGATCGAAAAATGAAAACTGTTACTTGCCCTGATTGCAACATCGAGCGGCAGGTTCAAGACTACTCAACAGCTTCTCGATGCCGACCATGTGCGAGCAGAAAAAACATGCTTGGTAAGCCGAGCCGCTTACGAAAGTATTCCGGCAGCAAACAAGAACGACATGTCGAATCAGTTCGACAGTACAGGTCAAGGAATCCAGATCGAGTAAAAGAATCACGACGAAGCCAGTATGTTTCCAGAAAGATTCGAGCAATGGAGATGCTTGGCGGATGTCAATGCTGCAACTGCGGATGCGATGAGTTGTCATTTCTTGAGATCAATCACATCGGCGGCGGAGGTTGCGTCGAGTTCCGCGAACGAGGGAATCGTGTAGTAGATAATTTAGTTTCTGGCAAGCGAACGACTGACGGGCTGAACGTGCTTTGTCGTGTGTGCAACGCACTTGATCATCTTGCCAGGAAAAATCCAGAAGCGGCTTCGGCATTTACTATTCAATGGGATTGCGATGTAATCGTCAAGCGGTGGGAAGCGCTAACCGGCAAACAGGCATACCGCGAAAATGTCTGAATCCGATCGTCTCAAGGAAATCGCAGAAGGAAAGGAAAAAGCTTGGAAAGCCTACAAAAAGCTTTCCGAGGCCGAAAAGATTGTCACCGGCAAAATGTCGGCAGAAGATCGACATCGCAATCGAGTTGCAACCAAGCGACGCGCCGAGTACGAAACCGTTCGCGAAATCGGCCCGCTTCCAGCTGTTGCGAATCAAGAACGTCGCGATGCTTCCGCACGATCGATGATGACATTTTTTGTTTCGTACTTCCCGCAATCCTTCCTTCTCGACTTCGGCGACGATCACCGCAAAGTCATCGCTCGCCTTGAAACCGCGATTCTTGAAGGTGGCCTCTTTGCACTCGCTATGCCGAGAGGTTCCGGCAAAACCACGATTTGCGTCCGCGCACTTCTTTGGGCGATCCTTTACTGAGGACTTTCCAGAGGTTTGCTTTCCGATCCAAAAACTTGAAGGAATCTCGCAGCGAGCCAAAGGCCAAATGCTCGGCGGCAAACAAACTAACATCGGGTACAAAGGAAACCAAATCATTCTTCCAACGGTGAAGGATTCCGCCGCTTCGGGTTCGATTATTCGCGTCGCTGGCCTCTTAGGCCGCATCCGTGGTGCAAAGTATGTCAACGCCGATGGCGAATCGATGCGACCTGACTTGACGATCGTTGACGACCCGCAAACCGATGCTTCCGCGAAATCAGAAAACCAATGCGCCCAGCGTGAACGTGTTCTATCAGGTGCGATCCTTGGTCTTGCTGGGCCGGGAAAGAGGATAGCCGGTGTGATGCCTTGTACGGTCATCCGTCGAGGTGACATGGCTGACAGAATCTTGGATCGCTCGATTCATCCGAGGTGGAACGGTGAACGCTGCCGAATGGTTTACCGATGGCCAACGAATCAAAAGCTCTGGGACTCCTACGCCGAGCTGCGAATCAGCGACCTCAAGCAAGGCAACGACAAGCTACCACAGGCTACCGAGTTTTACGCCGACAACCGCGCCGAAATGGATGAAGGTTCGATCGTCGGCTGGCCAGCACGCTATGAACCGCATGAACTTTCCGCGATCCAGAACGCCATCAATCTTAAGCTTGGCAATCCGGATACCTTCGACGCCGAGTACCAGAACGATCCGAAGGAAACACTTGGCAACCAAACTGGCAAACACGCCGCAACGGCAGACGTGATTTGTCAGCGCGCCAGCGGTTACGCGCAAGGCGAGATTCCCCGCGAAGCAAATCACCTCGTTTGCGCGGTGGACGTTCAGCAAAACGCATTTTTCTATGCGGTGCTCGCAGTCGCCGACGGATTCACTTCTTGGGTCGTCGATTACGGCGTTTGGCCAGATCAGGGGAAAATCTACTACACACTTTCCGAGATCGAACGAACGATCACGCACGAAACAGGAGTTGGAAACCTTGAAGCTTCGCTCCTTTCCGGACTTAGGCGACTTGAGTCGCACTTGCTTTCTCGGCAGTTTGTTCGCGACGACGGCGCAGCAATGCCGCTCGAACGAATCGTAATTGACGCCAACTGGGGGCCAAGCACGAAGACCGTTTATTCTTTCGTTCGCCAATCGGAGCAGCGTTCACTTTGGCTTCCGTGGCACGGTCGTGGCGTATCCGCCAAGCAAACACCGATCAATCAGTGGCCGCGAAAGCCCGGTGAAATCGTCGGGCCGGAATGGCGAATCTCGGCAGCGAACGCAGGGCAACAGGTTCCGCGCCATATCATCGCAGATGTGAATCACTGGAAGACCGTCTTACACCAAAGGCTTCAGCAACCCGAAGGCGAACCGGGCGCGATGATGCTTTACAAGGCTTCTCCAATGAAGCATCGGATGCTCGCCGATCACCTTTGTAGCGAGCAAGCGATTGAAACCGCTGGCCGAGGTCGAACGCTTGTTGAGTGGCAGCTATTGACAGGCCGCGACAATCACTTTCTCGACTGCTTGGTGATGTGTCTTGTGGCCGCTTCCGTTGTTGGAGTTCGCACTCAAGCAGATCCGCAACCTGTTTTACAGAAACCTCGCAAGAGTCTACAGCAGATGCGAGAAGAAGCTTTGAACCGCCGTCGAGAATAAGGTACTAGACAAGTCGAGTAGAATGAACGCTACAGCCGAAACGTAGCAATCATTCTTTGAGCGAGTCTAAAAAGTGGCAAACGCCGACGGAAGCTTAACACCGGGCGAAATCGCAGAAGCAGCCAGCAAGCCGCAATCGGTTAGCGTAGACGGTACTTCCGCGACCAGAGCGAGCACGCAAGAGCTTATAGAAGCCGATCGCCACCGAGCCGCTAACGCCGGAGCCGCGACACCTTGGCGCGGTTTGATCTTCGCTAAGATTCGAAAAGGCTCGGCGGTCAACGGAGATCGCGGCTGATGCCAATCGTTGACCAGTACGGAAAGCCGATCCAGCAGGCGACCAGGCAAGCGGAAGCACTTCGCAAGATGCGAGCCGATTCCCGCGCCGAGCTTTCCGCTGCTTACGACGCCGCACAAACAACGGGTGAAAACCAAAAGCACTGGCGATACGCTGACGATCTTTCCGCTTCCGCTGCTAATAGCCTGACCATTCGCAAGACGCTAAGACAGCGAGCAAGATACGAATGCCTAGAAGCCAACTCATTTGGAAATGGCATCGTTAACACGCTAGCCAATGATACCGTAAGCACCGGGCCGAGACTGCAAGTTCAGCTTCCAGACCGCGATGCCGCTAGGGAGATTGAACGGCAATTCTACCGCTGGATGAAGTCGATCAACTTAACTCGCAAGCTTCGAACCGCACGCCTCGCTAAGTGCGTCGATGGCGAAGCGTTCTTGATGCGGGTCAACAATCCCGTCATTCGCAATTCCGTACAGTTAGACGTTCAGTTAGTTGAAGCCGATCAGATTTCAACTCCTGGCTGGATTGAAGGACGACCAGGAGCCGTCGATGGAATTATATTCGACCGCTATAACAATCCGACGATTTACCACGTTTTGAAACAGCATCCCGGTGATACTTGGGTCATCAACTCGTTCGAAAAAGAAGACGTCTTCGAACAAGATATGATTCACGTCTTCAATCGCGTTCGACCGGGACAGGTTCGCGGTATTCCCGAAGTCACTCCCGCACTTCCGCTTTTCGCGATGCTTCGCCGTTACACACTCGCTACGATTCTTGCCGCTGAAACCGCTGCTGATTTTGCTGCCGTGATTGAGACGACTGCGAACACTTACGATTCAACAGGCCAAACCGTTGATACATCAGTCGCTCCTTTCGATCACGTCCAAATCGATCGCGGGATGATGACAAGCCTTCCCTACGGCTGGAAAATGTCGCAGTTCCGTCCAGAGCAGCCAACGACGACTTACGAAAGCTTTCGCAATGCAATCCTTATGGAAATCGCTCGATGCTTGGGGATGCCAACGAACAAGGCTCGCGGCGATTCTTCGCAGTACAACTATTCTTCCGCGAGGCTCGATCACCAGCTTTATTATCACCAGATCGAAATTGAACGGCATGAATGGGAGACCGCTTGCCTAGACAAGATTTTTTCTTGGTGGCTAGATGAAGCTTTACTAATCGATGGCTACCTACCAGCGATTGATGCGATCGATGAGATACCGCACCAGTGGACGTGGCCTCCAGCGAAATCCGCAAATCCGGTTGATGACGCGAACGCCGCGATCAGTTTGATTAACAACGGATTGATGACGGAAGAAAAGTATTTTGCGGAAAATAACATCGATGGCGAAGCACACTACCGCGAATTGATGGAGCAGTTCAGCCGTCGCAAAGCTCTCGGAATGCTTTCGCAAGAGCAGGTGATGGTTCTTCAGATGCAGGAGGCAGCGAAGGCAAGATCCGCCGAACAGGCTGCACAAGCGAAGCAGGAATCCGAGCAAGTGCAAGCGGAACAAAACTCCGCATCGGGCGAATTCATGGGCTTATCTCGCCTTCAGTGGAATCGCAATCGTAAAGCGATCATGGACATTTTGACCGAGTATGCTTCTCGAAAGATGACGCGCACTATGGCAACGGTGATGCTTTCCGGTCTTGGTCTGTCGCCGGATAACGTCGCGGCACTGCTTGACGATGCTTCCGACGGTTCTGTTGACTCGGTTCCGAAGGAGGATTCAGCAAGTGGCTAACCTCTCGCAAACCGCCGCAAACGTCGCCGTCGGTGCTTTGGATGCACGAATAGCGATCTTCACGGCTGGCGAATCGATCACTCAAGGAATGCCGGTCTATTTGAGTTCGACTGATGGCAAATACTACCAGTGCGATTC